ACTGGATAACGGAAACGCTCACCTTGTGCATTTTCAACCCAGATNCCTTCAATGTGCATTGTNCNNCCNGCNGCNAGNTCNGNGTTNANNGGTTGNGTNTGTTTGATAATGAGTTGTGCTTCACCAAGATCCTGATAGCTCATTTTTGAGCTGCCATATAACTTGTTTTCCATGATTGGTTCCATTGCGGGCTGTTCCTTGCGTTTTGCTTGATAGTGATAATCTCTTTTATCTAAATTGCTTTTGCCTAGATTTTGTATATCAAATTTTAATAATCTGTCCTTGGCGAAACTTCTAAAAGATCTAATAAATTTAAAAGCACGTGGATGAGGCCTTCCGTTCTTGCCATCTACTAAATCATCACTTACTTGTATAACGACTCCGTCGTCTTCATCTAATGTTATTGCTACAGTACCTAACGATTCACCGTTTTCTTCGTATTCAAACTCAAAAAACCGGGCCTTAGGAATATCCTCTTTTTTGCTTAACACGGCGGCATTTTCATCGCCCATCTGAATATCAGGAAAGCGGGTCTGTATTTTGCCGTATAATTCTTTAGCTATAATGTCTAAGTTAGCATTCATGTTATATTTATGCTACATTACTAGAAACAAATATAGGCAATGGAGCTTCCCATTCGTCATCTCCGTGCCCGTCTATACTGAGTCTTTCAAACACCAATGGATCCCATTCAGCTAAAACCACACTCATACGTATAATTAACAGCAAAGCGGCTACTAGATCGTCATGCTCGCCTGTTTTTGCCTTAAAACTAACACCAGCAGCGATAAATGTTTTAAGTTCGCTAATTAGAGCTTTACTATAGATCTTCATTCTATCCTGTTCTAGGAAGAATTTTAAACGAGAGCAAGCTGATATTTTAGCACCGTGTGTAGTATTAAATCCTTTACGGAATTTGCGTACATGACCCTTTCTTACAGGTTCGCTGACGAATAATCCCGGGAATGTTTCTTCTCCTAGATCTTTAATTACTACTAACGCGGCTTCACCGATAGTGTTATTTTCTACCGACCAATAGACGCTATTATTATATTCCGGGCCTATTGTATCTTGTACATATTTGACAACATCTCGGAATATTTTAACCTGTTGTTGTACTTGTGTAGTATTATGCTGCCATTCTGCACATTGTATCATTGAAGGTAATTCAAAAACTTCTATAGCAGCATAGTCTCCGCCGGTTCCTAAGCTAGGATCCAACGCTATTAGATATATTTCGCCGGGTACTGGTTTTTTATACCAGCGGACTTGCCCCATTCGTTCGATGGGGTCTTTTCCTGTTAGTTCTGCAAGTTTTAAACTGTTAATTAATGTTTCGTCGAAGACCAAGAATTCGCAACCATACTCACGACGGAAACGTTCTTCGCCAATACGTCCCATCTCAGTTTTGCGCCATTCTTCACCACGATCCGGATGCTCGTGCCATTCTGCACGGAATCCAAAAAATCCATTGCGACCTTTGCCGTCTTCTTTTTCATTGCCGTATTCGTCAAACTTATCTTGACTTTCCTTCCAAATAGTTGCAAACTCATCTTCGTCTGAGTTTGGTGTACTTGTAATAATCGCACGTCCACCAGTTGCTAGTGTTGGTGAGATTGATGTCCAGAATTCTGTGGCAATGTTGGGTTGCACAAAGGCAAACTCGTCGCAATAAAGCAGGGATATAGACATACCGCGGCCTGTGTTGCCAGTAGTGGTAGCAGATACAATTCGAGAACCGTTGTCAAAATCTATACTCCCTTTGTTATAACTTACAACACCGCAACGAATATGGTCAGGGCATAGTTCATATGCATAACGGATACGTTGCATAATTTCTTGTGAGCCTGTATACTTGTGTGCGGCTACTAGAATAGTTTGGTCCGGATGAAACATAGCATACCATAGTAAGTATGCCGAGGCGCAAGTGGTCTTACCACTTTGACGTGGTAGCATGTTTACATTAAAACGATGATTGTGATAACTGTCTAGTAGTCGTTCTTGATATTCATACGGTTCAAACAGTAGTTTACCCTTAACAGGATGTTGGATATAAAAGAAATGTTTAGCAAAATAATGATGCCCAGTTAGGTCATCAGAACACAACATCAGATCTGTTAACTGCTGTTCACTAAACTTTTCTTTGGTGTGCGCCTTTTTGGTTAAGACGCCATCTAAACTTTTAGCCATACTTTTATTTACATAAAAAAAGCACCCCTTAGGGTGCTTTTGATACTGCTGACGAAACTTATCTTGCTTTAATTTCAGCGTACATTTGGCTTAATTTATCAACTAGGCCTTCATGCATTGGGTTTTCACCGCCATTGTGTTTAAGTGCGCCAATACCTTTGCTGGCTAAATCGTTACCTGTAGGTAAAACTGCGCTAGCACCTTTAACAACTGGTTTAGGACGATTTTGATACTCACCGTCTTCTTCAACACCTTTTTCGCCAAACAATTTTTCTTCATCGTCTACATCGTCAAATCTTGGTTCGCCGGTAAAATCAGATTCTACGTCACCGGCTGGTTCCATAACTCCTTGACCGCTTTCCATGCCAAACAATTCTGTATCGTCATGGCCATGCTCGTCACCCTTTTCAAGATTACGTAAAATATCCATCAAGTCACGGATTCCGCCGCTACCTTGACCATTCATGCTGACATTCATTGTAACATTATCTTGTTGATCTGGTTGGCCACCAATTTTAATCATACCTGGCATGCCACATTCTTCTGCTGGCTGCTCTGAAAGACCTAAATGACCGCTGTCGCCTGTTGTTTCAGGAGTAGCTGGACCACTTGGAGTTGCACTGATGCCTTGTACAGGTGGTTGAACACTTTCGGCAACTGGTTGGTCTAGTGCTGTCATCTTACTGATTAGATCATGAAAATTCATATTATTTTCCCTTACCAATACCAGGCTTTATATTAGCTGCGTATGGTGTTAATTTAACTTGTTTAGATAGTAAACTTGGTTTACCATCGACTACCTTTGATTGTTCTTTTTGTTTGACAGCTTTAGGTTTGCCAGCAAATAGTTGATCGTTGATGCCTTTGACTTCTTCACCTTCGTGTTTAGTCTTACCTAATTCTTTCAGGAAACGCAGGTTATGTTTTTCGCCTACCATTTCTTGACCGCCTGGAAGATATTCTAAATCTGGTGTGTCTAATCTTGATTTAGCAGTTGGTTCATCGTGCTCATGATTGATTTCTACTTCTTCTTGCTCATTCAAATTGCGTACAATAATAGACTGCTCTGGTAACTTTAATTTTTCTGCTAGTGTAGCACGGGCTACTTGACTAGTTAATGGATATGCTGTCTTAATATCAAATAGGGTTACATTTTGATTTGTTAATCCTGGAAAATCTTTAAGTTGCTCTGAGATAGGTAAACGCTTACCTGCTGAGCAAGATTCAACCTTGTACTGATCAAGGGCCATTTTAATTTTTTCAGTAATGCCGGTAGCATCTCCGACAATTTTAACTTTGAATTCATAGACCTTGTGTAGATCTGTTAAGTAAGCTGTAAACGATTTCATATAATAATCCTAGTAGTATATTTATTTCATATTCTTTAATTTTTCAAGCAAACTATTGCGATCTGATACAATAAATCCGTCACCATTAAGGCTTATGCCTTCATCAGTATTAGTTTCTTTATCTAATTTTTGCTTTTTCAGCTGAAGATCAATCATCTTCAATTTTTTGTCTAATTTAGCAGTCTTAGCATCGATAGCATTTTTAAGCATACTTGCTGCTACCTCAAATAATCTACTTGAGTAGCGTGCTTCTACATTCATACCTAGATCCATGATATCATCATAGGCTTCTGTTGCCTTGCGAGCTAGTTCATCGAGTTCGGAATCAGATACATCACCTAATCCCTTTACTTGCGGTAAGGCTGCGCTGATTTTATCAAACTCGCTGATATCTCTCAAAAGAGGTTGTGGTTTTGCCAAAGCGGCAACCTTTTTTTCCTCTTCTTTAAGGATCTTTTTACTTTCTGGAAGGTTTAGAACTTCTTCTAATCTTTTAGTCATACTACTACTTATCTAACGCCTTGATGGAATAAATCATTTTCACTTAGAATACGGAATTTTAAGCCCTGCTGTTTACACCATAAATTAGCACTGGCCCATTTGGCTTGATTTTTTACAAACTGTGCTTGATTATATTTGTTCTTACCCACACGTTCAATAATTGCCTGACTAGCTGGTTTAATCTCTATTATTTCAGAATTAACTTTTCCAGTTTTATCTACATATTGTATAAAAAAATCTGGGACATAGACTGTTTGTTTACCTGTGAGCGGATCTCTGTATGGAATTTTCATAGGCTCAGATGCCCAGGCTTGGACACTTTCATTAGTGTCACAAAAATTCATAAAGCTCCACTCCCAACTTGATCTGTAAGTTGGAACTTTTGTGCCTACATATTTTGCTGGGGTTTTCATGACAAATTTGCCACGTGCAAATTTACTAGTCATAGTGTTATATTAGAATATTACGATTTTCGTAAGTGTCAATTACGGTATTAATTTTATAACCTAATATGCTTGTTTTTTCTCTATAGGCATTTAGGACTTGTGCAACTACCTGACTAAGTTGAACGTCATTCAATTTTTTTAAAGTATCAATTAATTGAAATACATCTACTCCGTCCTGTCTTGATTGATTCAATAACACTATTGCAGTACTTTCTGCTGAGTTAATATCAAATCCTTGTTTAGTAAAAAATCCTACAACTGCATCAATTTGATTTGATGGGAAACTCACACTTTGTTGAAAAAACTTATCAAAAAATTGTTTAACAGTTGTAGAACTATCTGCTGCTGGAGTTTGTGTAGGAAGATTTGTAGCCATGTTATTAACCTATATTGACAGCAGTACCGGTCACTGTTGGAGAAGGTACGCTAACTTGTGGAAATGCTACACCTTGTAAGCCGTTGACACCTTGTGTTGCTGTTCCTGTAACATTACTCACTATCCCGGTAATACTATTAGCTGCTAGATTAGTTGCAGTATTTTGATATCCATTAACTGTCTGTACAAGATTATTTAGGAAACTAGTTGTATTACCTGATACGTTCACTGAGCTTACAAATGAAGGATTGATTGATGTAGGACCGTTTATACCTACTAACGGACTAGGAACTTGATCGTAATGCTCTTGTCCGAATCCTACAGGATCACCTGCGGTAACAACTCCGCTTGAATAGCTAACTGCCTCGTACCCTAAAGTCATGTTATTTTCAGTAACTCCGCTATCAGCATATTTTACCTTAGGGTGACTAAAAGTTTTTATAATAGGATTATATAATGTATAACTAACGTACTCATGTCTAGCCATTTGATACAATGTTATTGAATTAAAAAATGGTAGCGTACTAGCATTGTCTAGACCATAAGTTGCGGGAATATAATCAAAGTTTCTTGTAGCTGTGCGATTGTATGCTCCGGGAACAATGGCACTGTTGCTATCAGCATAATAGTAAGCATAATAGTTTTGCCAAAGTTTATTAATTAAGCTCATGTTATCGTCGTGAAACACAATATTAATATCTTCGTATTTGTGAGTAGTCTGTATATTCTTTTTTCTGTTGTACTGATTAAGAGTTTCAGTAGAGAGAGTAAACTTAGGCAAGTCGGCACTTTTAACCAACATGTTAATTTCAGTTCCATAATTTTGTACTAACGAGGCATCAGTTAATGCAGCAGAATTAAGGCTAAAACTTACATGGAAATTAAATGCTAGCTTAGGTGCTAGTCTGAATTGATCATCTGAAAACAGTCGAGCGGCATGCTGCCAGCTACGTAGTGTAACATCTGATGGTTCGTTTAATAGATAGTTTGGTGTGAATGCCATACAATATTTATCGAGTAGAATTAACTATGTAGTTAATAATTACCTATAAAAAAGCCTACTTGCGTAGGCTTTATTATTAAATACCGCCGCCAGTAGCAGCAGTACCAATAGTACGCTGTGTTGGAGCAGCAGCACCGCCTGTTGTCTGTAGACAATTATCAGGTTGTATTGTAAGCTCAACCATAACCGGTGTTTGCTCTGAATACTTGATGTCACCGTAGTTAACCTGTGTTAAGTAGCAGCCATAACATTCCCAAGTTTCTAGTACATTTGGAGTTAATGCGCCATTGCCACCATCTAGAATTTCAATACGTAGGCTAAACTTGTAATCACCGCCTGAAGCAGCAGAACTTTGTTCAAAGAAGTCAAATTGCTTCTGTAACTGTTCGCCGCATAGCTTAGACACAGCACCAGTTACGTCATCCCGTAATGTAATCTTTATAGTTTGCCATGTTGGACGACCTGCATAGTGAATAGTTGAATTATAAATCTCAAGTTTTTGATCTGCAAACTGTATGTTAGGACGAGCCGCATCTTGAACTTGCTTTGTTAATTCAGTTGTTGGTGTAGAAACACCAAAGTTCTCAAACATCACCCTAAAGCGATACTTGAGCTTAGGCATTAACATACCCTGCGAAGCAGCACTCTGATCAGATGCTAGTGGAACTGTAAATTTACTTAATGATGAAATTGCCATTTGTTATGCTCCGATTAGTTGGTTAAACCTTTGATTGCGCCAGTGTTTTCTAAGCGAATTGGAATGTAAATAAATTCCGCTGCTTTTACTGGTTCAATTGCTACATCTAACCATAGTTCACTGCGATCAATACGTGCAGGTGTGTTATTAGTTGTATCACAAACTGTTAGATAGTCGTATAAAGCACGTTGACCTACTAGCTCTAACAACAGACTATCTGCATGACCTTTTAATTCGTCACGTGTAATCTTATCATTTGGTTCAAATACATATGGCTTAGCCAATTGATTAAAGATGCCACGTAGATAAATTACTAGACGTGCTACATTAATACGATCTAATGAGCTTGCTGTTAACTGACGTGTGTACTGTCCGTATGCTACTAGTCCAGTTCCTGATAGATATGTAATTGGATTAACGTGTACACTGGCTAGTGTATCGCGCTGTCCTGCATTCAATGCTACTGACTGGAACTCGCCTTGATAGTCAACATAACCAACTGCTGAAGCATTTGTAATGCCGCCGCGGCGTGTACCTGCTGGAGCAAACCAAGGATAGCTTACGTTATCGCTTAGAGCGATTGTACGCAACATCATATGACTTGGAGGAACAGCAATCGCATTACCTAGATTATCTGTTGAGTAACCCCATGGATAATATACGCCTAAATATGGATCTGTTGTTACTAGACCTTTCTGACTATCGTATAACGCTTGGTTTACATTGTTACCCCAGTTACTAATCGTTGTTGCATCTGGTGTTAAGCGTGCTGGTGTATCACCAACAACAAATGCTGAAATACCACGATCATAGTTTAATGTAACAAGATCAGGAATAACTTCTGGATATCCTGGGCAAGCAATTAGGTTAAACACACGTGATTCAGTATCACGGATTTGTTGGTTGCTTTCAATTGTTGCTTTAAGGGCTTGTAGTACAACTTGACGTTGTGCAATATGACCAAATGATCCCGAACCGTCTGGTTGGTTAGCAGAAGCTGTAACCCAACGATCTGGATAATAGTTTGTCATTAGTTCTGGAACTAGTGTGCCATCTGTATGTGGGTACATTGCGTTACGATTTAACACATTAACGTAACCTACATAATATTGCTTAACGTTAAATCCTGAACGACGTGTGTTCCATAGCAACATACCTTTTGGATATAGTGCTGGATCTGGACAGTCAAAGTCAACAAAGTTACTGGTCAACAATGCTTGAATACTGTCTGGGGTTCCTGTGCCGCTTGACTGTGCTGATGCTTGACTACCAGTAGCAGTCCAACGAGCATCGTGGAAAATAATACCATTTGCTGATGTATGATCAGTGTTGTCAATTAGTACCCACTGTTTAGTATTGTAGTTGTATCTGTAAATTACAGGATAGCCTTCTAATACAGTAATGTTTGAGTCAACCCAGATATCACCGTTGGCTAAAGGACCGCCTGTGCTATTTACGATTGGCTGTGTTCCGCTAATGATTGGACCGTTTGCATCTGTTGTTGCTGGACCATTGTAGCTAATTTGTGTGTAGTTCAAATAACCTACCCACTGTTGTCCATTATTGATCATGATATCTACATCAGTCAATGTTGAATCATACCATAATTGGCCATCAACTGGAACTGTTGTTGGAGCACTGAGACTTGGAATTACTGGACTTACACCGTTAATTGTTGCAGCCCATAGTGTAGCAATATATTTGCCATCGCTGCCATTGCTTGCTGGATCAGCATAGAAATTTGCTGTAGTACCTGCTGCAAATATTTTACTTAACGGAGTATCTGTTCCATCAACAAAACGAATATCACCACCTTGTGCATGTGTAATTGTAATTACATTTGTAGTAGTATTGATGTTTGTTGTAATGTTAGTATTTGTTGGTAACGCTGCGGTTAGTGCTGTTAAGAAAGCTGTAGCATCACTAGTAGCGCCAGCTGCTGTAAATGTAACTGTTACAGCTGAAGTAAGTGATGTACTACCGTTTACACTTTCTGAAATTGTAAATGTATTAGTACCAGCAGTAAATGTATTAGCTGTAATTGCAGCAGATACAATAGTTGTTGTACCAGCCGCTGAACGCTCATAGACTTTAAAGTTAGCTAGTAATACATCACTAGCTTCGGCATCATCATACTTGATGTATAACTGTCCTGCTGCTAGATTAATACCACCACCTAATGGATCAAGACCAGCTAGTGCTGATTGATTATTTTGATAGATGTTAGTAGTTAGTGTAGTCCAATTGCCGGTTGCTGCTGAGTATTTTTTAATAAACCAGTTAGCACCTTGATTTGGCTGAGTTGTTTTGATCCACAAGCTACCTGTTGGATATCCTGCGGCTGAACTGCCATTGTCTGCAATACCATATGTAGGAATCTTTGTATGAGGAGCAATAGTTAGAGCCGGTGCTAGGTAAGTACCAGCTGCAATACCAACTTTAGCTGGAGTACCTGATCCGCCCACAACAATCGAAACACCTGTTGAATATAAATTCAAGAAACCGTTAATATTTGCTGCTGTAATACCTGCCGCAGAAATTGTTGAGTTTGCATTAATAGCTGTAACCAATGCTGTCAATGTTAGTACACCTGTAATTGGTGTTGTATTGATTGTGATAGTGTCGCCTGACAATAATGTAATATTAGCATTAGCAATAGTACCTACTGCTGTTGGCCAGCTAGCGGCCCAAGCTGGAGTTCCAACTTCAACCCATGTACCAGCGGCTGTACTAGTCTGATATTTTTTCATCCATAGCTTATTAAGATTAGTAACTGATACAACAGCATAATCGCCGTTTGCACCGATACTAGCTAGTGGTTGATTATTGCTAGGATAGCTAATAACTTTGAGTGGGTCTGTAATTACATAAGTGCTTTGAACATCAAATGATTGTCCGCCTTTTGTAGTTGCTGGATTGCCATTCCATTCAAATACACCAAATGCTGTTTGACTTGTATCTAACCATAGTTGGCCGTCTGCTGGAGCTCCAGCAGGAATTGTACCTGTTGCTTTAAGTTGGCCTAGATCTATATCAGCACGTACTACATAAGCACGGTTGCTAACACCTAGCAAGCTATAAGCAGCCTGTAGACCATATTCGTTACGCTCACCAGCATGTACTGGATTGTTGCTGGCATCAGTTTCAAAGAATGGAGTTCCAAAGAAATCTCCAACATCTTTCTGACTTGTTAGTAGTTGAACTTGACCAGCGTTGGCTTTTGTAGTAGCGGTAGCTGTTCCTGTGCCGGCAGCATTTAATTTATTTTGTGCTGTAGCAACGACAATAAGTGGTACTGTTCCTGGTGCGGCAGGTACGTAGAAACTCTCATCTACTACTGTTACTGCAACGCCTGGTGAATTTAGTGTGGCCATCCTGTGATCTCCAATGAATACAATTCTATTTGTATTTATAGGAATTTAGGTTTTTATACCTGTAATGCTAGGTGAAAAAGGGGAGAAAAAGGTGTAAATATTTGTATGAGACCATTATGCTCCTGCGGACAACGGCCAGCTGCCTTAAACTACTATAAAAACGGTCGTGCTTACTATAGGCGTAAATGCGAGGCTTGTCTTACAGGCAATAGTGTAGTACCTCGATGGAAACTAGCAGGATACAAAATGAAAACCGCATGTGATAAATGCGGTTTTCGATCACAACATAAAGAGGTTTTTAATGTTTTTCATGTAGACGGCGATTTAAACAACTGCCGTCCGGTAAATCTTAAGACTGTATGTGCAAACTGTCAGCGAACTCTACATCAGGAAGGTGTCCGTTGGAAACAAGGTGATCTTGTACCAGATCTTTAATTGATGTATATAAATCATCAATAGTTCCATTATTATCAAGGACAGCATCAAACTTAGTGCCGACCCAAGCAGTTTCACTAGCATGAACTCCAAAGCCATCTAGCAACTCTTTAGCAATAGGTGCTCCTTTGTTTGCATTTATGGCTATTTGATACCACTCAGGCTCAGGGCCTCGCTTTACACGGATGACGATACCGCCTGCGTCCTTAATTGATTTAATTTCATTAGGAAAACGGCAGTCGCTAATAACAATGTCGTCTTTGGAGTTGCGTAGTTTATTCTCTAATGAGGCAATCCACATATCATCATGGAAGCCTTTGCGGCAAACTTCGGTGCCCCAATATTGCAAGACCCAACGTGGTGTTAAGTTAGGCATACCTAGGCGTTCTGCCCACCAAGGATCCACTTGCTCGCGCCATTCGCGAGCACTTTTTGTACGGCCTTCTAGCATAGTGCGATCCCAGCCAAACACTGCACTGACTGCATCTTTTAAACTAGTAGCAAATGATTCTCGGCGATATCCGTGGAAGTTAGTAAGATAATCAGCAATAGTGTCTTTGCCAGAACCAATAAAACCGCAGATACCAATAATCATGTAGATCTCCTAAAGATGCTACAGTATATAACAATTTTATTACAAGGTCAAAAGTTTTTTAGCCAAGAACGAAGGTATAAGGTACACCGCCTGGAATTAGATTGTCAATTTCTTTTTCTAAATTGGCGATTTCTTCTTTGCCAGATGCTTGTAGTGCTGTGCCGTTTAGGGTAATTCCACCACCACCAGGACCTGCGATAGATCCAAACTTGCTGCGAGCTTCACCTAGCATCATTTTACAAGTTGCTAGAGTATAGTCTCTTAACCATTGTTTAGCATAGATATCTGTAAGTAAAACATAGTCTGGGCGATAGTTGTAAGTACGGATTAGAACCTGTTCACCCTGAGCAAATGGTCTCTGTAGAATAGTTAGGATGTGGCTCTGTTGTTTCCATTTATACTCAATATAGCTACCAAACATACGTCCTACTAGCTTTTGATAACCAGCAAACATTTCATAAGTTGCCAAACCACCCATCATAGTACCGCTTAATAGGTAAGTGTTTGTATAGGCTAGATTAAATGGCTCAAATAGTGTACCGCCTGCTCCACCGCCTGTGCGTGAGCCAACAGCTCTGCGGAAAACTTCACGGACTTCGATGATTTCATCAGGTAAACGGTACTCGTTTTGATCTTGGATCAGTTCAAGAAACATGTAGCTTTCTTCAACAGCATTTGAGCTGCGTTGACGAAAACGGTTAACAGCACGATCTAGGGCAGTTTCGTAGTGCTTAGGATCAAGCTCTATTTCAACCATACCATCACCGAGCATGTCTTTTACATAGTCGAATACCGCGTTGCGTTCTTTCGTTGAGTTGGTTTCTTCAGCCATTTTAATTCCTTGATACTATATTTAGCTAGCGATAAATATCATATGCCAAGATTATCACTATATAAACCGGAACATGGTAACGACTATAAGTTTATGGATAAAGTAATATCCGAAGCTTTTACAGTAGGCGGAACCGACCTATATTTCCACAAATACTTAGGGTCAAATACTGCGTCTGCTAATGCTACAGCTGATCAGCCACATTATGCTTCAAATAGTCCCACAAATATCCAGGATTTATTACTACTAGAAAATCGTGATCGCACATATGATACTAGCATTTATAGACTACGTGGGCATTACAACGTAGCTAATATTGATTTTAATTTAAGTCAGTTTGGTCTGTTCATCGATAACGATACTATCTATATGACAGTGCATATTAATGATGTGATAGCATTGATTGGTCGCAAGCCGATGAGTGGCGATGTATTTGAGCTACCTCATTTACGGGATAATTTTGCATTAAATAATTTCGATATTGGATTACCTAGATATTATCAAGTAACAGATGTTGGTCGTGCTAGCGAAGGATTTAGTGCAACTTGGTACCCACATCTTTATAGATTAAAATGCATTAAGATGACAAATTCACAGCAGTTTGCTAATATCTTAAATCAACCGGCAACTGACGCCAACGGTGATCCTGATCCGCAAGGCAACACAGTTGGTAGCTTGATGGCTACTCTAGCTACTTCCTATACTATTAATGATGCTGTGATCCAGCAGGGCGAAGCAGATGCTGCCAAGAGTGGATTTGAAACACAACAATTCTATACGCTAGCAGTTGATCCTAGTACTGGTAAACCTGTTCTAGAAACAGTTGATGAAACTAGTCTTGATGCTAGCAATGCAACAAATATAAATGCATCATCAACTGCCGGCGTTCCTGTTCGTACAGGTTATACTGGCTACTTAGTCGGAGATGGTTTCCCACAAAATGGTTATGCATTTGGATTTGGAATACAGTTTCCTGCAAATGCACAGCTCGATGATTTCTTTTTACGAACAGATTTCTTACCTAACAGACTATTCCGCTTTGATGGCAATCGCTGGCTCGCTGTAGAAGATGCAGTTCGTATGAATATGACCAATACCGACACCCGCCAGACATTAAAAACAAGTTTTATTAATAATGATAACAGTTTCATTTACAATGATGCTGCGGTACAAACTTATGTAATGCTAACCACTGGCGAATATGTAATACAAACACTACAGCCATATGATGCATCATATCTAACAGTACCGTACATCGGATTTAAATTAGATACCTTTGAAGTCAGCTATGCTATTGCAGATTATCCAACTCAAACACTTGTTTCTAGTTATACTAGTGGAGGCAATACCTATTTACAAATAACGTTGCCTACTATTCCTGACAGTTTAAATCAGCAGGTACAGCAAACTATACCCTATGACGGGCAGTGGAAAGTTGGCTTATACAATAATAGAGAAGCACAAAAACAGAGCTTGTCAAAAGTTCTTAGACCCAAGGCAGATTTCTAATGCAATATTTTTATGACGGGCAAATCCGCCGCTATCTTGTACAGACTATTCGCGTACTTAGTAACTTCGTAGTCAAATACGGTGACGGTACACTACATCGTGTGCCCGTGCAGTACGGTGATCCCGACAGACAAGTTGCAACAGTTCTAAATCAAAATAGTGAAAACACCATTGCCACTGTACCTAAAATTGCTGTTTATATTTCTGGATTAGAATTAGACAGTAATCGATTGGCAGATGCTACACACTACGACAAATTAAATTTCCGTGAACGTGATATTGACACAGGTACTAATACCTACACACAGGGTCAGGGGCGTAACTATACAGTAGAACGATTGATGCCAACTCCCTTCAAATTAACTATGAAAGTAGATATTTGGTCTAGCAGTACTGAACAGAAATTACAGATACTAGAACAAATAATGGTCTTGTTTAATCCTACGTTAGAAATTCAGACAACTGACAATTATGTTGACTGGACTAGCCTTAGTGTGTTAAGCATTGCTTCGATGAGTTGGTCAAGTAGACAAGTTCCTGTTGGTGCAGAGAACCCCATTGATATCGCTAATATTACGTTAACTGCACCTATATGGATTAGTCCGCCGGTTAAGGTTAAGCATCTCGGTGTTATTACCAGCATTATTACTAATATTCATGATAACTTTGCGGCCGATACTAGTACCTATATCGATGGACTGGGCATGCCCTTAACTGATAGCTCACCAAGTCTTGGTGCAACATTAAGCACGCAGGTAGTCACAGTTGATAACTATCAAATCCAAGTTTATAATAGTCAAGCGTTCCTAATGCCAAACAGTGAAAGTGTTGTTCCGGTAGAGCGTACACTAGACATTCCAACTAGACAAGGAACTACAGTTAACTGGGAAGAACTATTCCAGCAGTATGCAGGTAATGGCAAATACATAGCCGGAGTTAGCAAACTGTTTTTAATACAGCCGAATGGCACTTATGTAATTGGTAGTATTGCTGTGTCGAGTTTAGATCCAACAATGCTACAGATTAACTGGGACTTAGATACTGTACCTACTAACACTAATATTGACAGTCAAGGGCTAATTTATGGCTTTGATCCTAGTTACGGTTCTGGCACACAGTATCGTTCAAGAAGCCCCGGCACGTTTGATGCTATTATTGATCCAACTAAAGTATACCCCGGCAACGGAATGAGTAATATCGTAGACGGTGATCGATTCCTTATAGTAGAAGATATCGGTGGTGCCACCGATAGAACTTATGTAGATTCAAATAATGTTACACAACCAGGAACAGCAGCCTGGGGCACTTTCGCCGCAAATGCTAATGATATCATAGAATGGCATGCAGGTGCATGGCACGTAATTTTTACTAGTAGCCAAGAATCCAGCCGCATCATCTATCAAACGAATATATACACTGGGGTCCAGTATGTGTGGAACGGTGTATATTGGGCAAAATCGTTTGAAGGTGAGTATAAAGCGGGTTCATGGAAGCTAGAGCTATAACAGATCGAATTGTTTGCAGTGGTGCGTTATTTTACGCCAAATCAACACGTAGATTTTTACTGTTACAAAAAAGTAATGGCAAACATGCAGGTACTTGGGGTCTTGTAGGCGGTACTAATGTACAAGGCGAAACGGCTTATCAAGGCTTGCAACGAGAAGTCAAAGAAGAAATCGGCTTCAACCCAAAAGTAATTAAATCAATCCCCTTAGAAACATTCGTTTCAAACGACAAGGTATTCAATTTCCATACGTATCTCTGTGTTATTGCTGAGGAATTTATTCCGGAATTAAGTACAGAGCATATGGGATGGTGTTGGGCTAAATTAGATTCTGCGCCAAAACCGCTACATCAAGGATTACGTAACAGTTTTACAAATAAAATAATCAAAACAAAACTCCAAACTATACTAGATTTGGTAGAATTAATTTGACAAGTACAACAGATTATGTTATCATAGTCTAAAATTATAAGGATTTTTAAATGAGTCAACGAGGAAAAGCATTCTTTATCAACGGTGGTGCCGGCAGAGTTATTTGCTCCATTCCAGCACTAGAAAAATATGCAGAAGAGAATGGTAAAGATTTTATCATTGTCTGTGAAGGTGGAACTGACTTTTATAAAGGGCATCCAATTCTACATGAACGTGCTTACGATCATTGGCATAAAAATCTATTCGAAGACAAGCTAATCAATATGGACCTAGTAAGCCCGGAACCATATCGCATTTGGGAATACTATAACCAAAAATGTTCTATCGCCCAAGCCTACGATATTGCTATTAATAATAAAGGTGTTCGTACGCTACAACGTCCATTTATTAAACTATCAAACGAAGAAATGTTTGCTGGTATATCAGTTATTAAAGAAGTTAAAGAAAAGACTAAAAAAGATCGTGTAATCGTATTCCAACCGTTTGGCCGAGGCATTACTGCTAACAACGGTATCATCTTTGATCCATCAGGTCGTAGTTTTGAAGCCGAACACGTAATTAGTATTGTTAAAAAATTGCAGAAGAAATTTGCAGTTATTGTTATGAGTGAAATTGGTATTGATTTTAGTGCTCACGGTTGTAAAGATCTAGTAGCGATTCCACAGAATGTTGGACTGCGCCAATGGGCAAGTATTATTGCTCAAGCAGACTATTTCTTAGGATGTGACAGTGTAGGACAGCATTTGGCCTATGCATTCCATAAACCGGCAAGTGTTATAATGGGCTCAACCTTCGGTATCAATGTGTCATATCCCGAGGAAGATTCATTTATTGTTATGGATCTAGGTGAAGGTCGCAGACGTTATAGTCCAATTCGTATTACTATGGATGAAGTAGCTGATCGTGGTAACGATGGTATTATGACTATGAATGAAAAAGTTGAAGATGCTATTGTTGAAAATGTACTAAAACAGTCAGCAAAGTATCGTAATACCGCAGCCGCATCTACTGTTGCAATAACTAAAGCACCAGAGACTTGTAAAACTTGTTAATATGAGTCGTTTATTTGCATTTGGGTGTAGTTTTACACAATATGCTTGGCCTACATGGGCAGACTTTTTAGGTTTAGAATTTGAACAGTTTGAAAATTGGGGATATCCAGGCATAGGTAATAGGGCAATCGCAGAGCGGATTGCCCAATGCCATGCTATTAATAAATTCACTTCCGATGATACTGTTATAGTGCAATGGTCTAGTTATCTACGGAATGATTATCATACCGGTAGACGTAGACTAAATTATATGAAAAAAGATCCGCTTGCATGGCAAGGTGGATGGAAAACCGGAGGCAGTATATTCAACTATATCAACCAGCCGGTCTACGATCAAAAGTGGATTGCACAGTTCTTTGATGGACAGTCATTCTTTATGCATACTTTAAACAATATAGTTGCTAGCCAAGGATTATTAAAATCTACCGGTTGCAAGTGGCTTATGACTAGTTTATCCGAGTTATCTAAGTTGGGTAACGATATTCCAAATGATTCCTATGGCGATGCATTAACATTAGAAGATCCCAATTATACTGTTTGGAACGATCCCGAATATGAGAAATTTTCTTTTTATAAAAAAGCCATATGGGACGACTACTCAGATCATTGGCTAGAACCGATAGGCCCGTATGTATGGGGTCGAACCACAGAAGGTTGGTCGTTTGAGTCCGAAGATGGCACTCTGGTAAAGGACATACATCCTAGCCCAAGACAACATATATCATATGTTAATAATGTAATTAGCCATAAATTGAACGTGCCGGTTGATAATGCAAAATATGCCGATCTATTAACACTCACAGACAATATAAAAACATCTAATAAAAAATTAGATGCATTTGAAGTAGAAATGATAAAGAATTGGCATCCTCTAGATTATAAAGGAATATGATGAAACAGCCTCGTAGATTATTTGCCTTTGGCTGTAGCTACACTAGCTACGCATGGCCTACTTGGGCAAACTTTTTAGGTATAGAATTTGCAGAAGTTCAAAACTGGGGCATGTCCGGATTGGGCAATCGTGCAATCGCCGAGCGGGTCGCAGAAGCCAACATGAAATATAAATTTTGTGAAAACGATGTTGTTATAGTACAATGGTCTAGCCATTTGCGCAACGACTGGTGGCATCAAGCAGAAATATTAGGCCGACCAAGAGGTTGGAAGACTATGGGTAGTATATTCAACTATCTCAATGAAAAATTGTATGATAAGAAATGGATTGACACTTTCTTTTTTGAGCCTGCTTTTATTATGCACTCTTTAAATAATATATCATTAACGCAGGGGTTGCTAAAGTCTACAGGCTGTGAATGGTATATGACTAGCATTGGCGATATCAGGATGCTAGGTAGTGATCTGCGTGAAGATGCAACCTACGGCGAAACTACTGAAATCGTTAAAAAATTAGGAACTGTTGAAGAAAAACTTGCTTGGAAAATGGTTCCAGAATTACAAGTATATGAGAAACCAATTTGGGAAGATCATGCCGATCATTGGTTAATGGGCTTTGAGGAACTATGCAATGGGTATCCTCAACTTACTTATTTGTTTTATGATATACCACAGCGTATACAGTTTTATGATTTTCATCCTAGTCCAAGACAACATGTACTTTGGATCGAGCGTGAATTAAAGAAAAAGTTAAAAATATCAGACGAAACCATGCTGACAGCACATAAAGTGGTTGACTTCATAGATGCATTTCATGTAAAATTGAATGTAGATAAACGTGCTTGTGAATATGCAATAGCTAGATCAGATATAAAAGAGTTTGAATGGCCGACAAGGCCTCGTGGATTTTAAGGAAAAACTATGGAATTAGATAACGGAGGTAAAGATATATGGATCGCGGCAATAGCTCGTGGCCACAATGCCAGCGTATGCTTGCTCAAGAATGGTAAAATCGTTTTTAGCATTGAAGAAGAACGATTGAGTCGTCACAAATACGATGGCGGACCATACGCAGCCATGATGAAAATTAAAGAATATACCGATCGTTTAGATTATTTGGTCATTGCACACACTCAACGACTACAGGACACTGCTGGCAAGGTTGACTTTACCGGAGACGATGTCTATACCGGACTTGCTCGTAAGATGGGGTTGATTGCTCGCAAGTTGAATATTTGGAAACATCCGCAAGTTATTGATCTAAGTCATGTACATCATAAACTACATGCAGCCTGTGCGTTTTATCGTTCAGGATTTGATTCAGCAGTTGCACTAATTGTAGATGGTGCGGGAACATTCCTTCCGTTGAATATTGCCGGCGAGCAAGTCACTGGTTGGGAAACTGAATCAATTTATGATTGCGAGTATCCTAATACATTTACTACACTATACAAGCATGTAGGTGTACGTGGACCTAATCCAGGTATTTTAATTGAAAACTTTGATAGTTCAATGTTCGATGAACGTGGAACTCACGAATGTTTGATTACAGATCGTGCTGGTATTACTAAGGTATATGAAGCAGTGACTCGTTATTGTGGTTGGGATTCAATTGAAGCTGGTAAAACCATGGGATTATTTCCTTATGGTGAACCAAATGATGCTATTCCACCATTGTTCGATGATACCGGCATTACACCATTAGCTAATAGAAATATCATTGTACCAACATATCCAAATGGTGCAGTTGTTAATCAAATGCTATTTAAAGAACTAATGGATGGTGCAGAAGCAGATGATGTTACACTATTGCAAAATCGTAGAGATTTAGCATATGCTTGTCAAACACAAACGCAGGAACAAGTGGTACGCTTAATCCGTAAAGCAGTAGAAATGACAGGTAAAAAGAAAGTTGTTATTTCAGGCGGGTATGGATTAAACTGTGTTGCTAACTATCATTACTTAGACGCATTAAAAGATGAAGGCATTGAGATTTATGTAGAACCTATATCAAATGATGCTGGTACTGCTATCGGTGCTGCCTTGATGCAGTATAAAAATGCAGATCCTGAAACAGAGATCCCCTATGATAAAGATGGTTTATATCTAGGATTTGAATATAACTATACTGTAGATAATGTTAATAGTATACTCAGCAAGTATAAAGATGTAGAAATTAAAGATGCTACACACGAAGATATTGTTGATTTATTAATGGATAAAAAGATTGTTACCTTATTCCAAGGACGTTCAGAAAACGGTCCTCGTGCATTAGGTAATCGTTCAGTATTGTTTAATCCTACATACGAAGATGGCAAGGACTATGTGAACGAAGTCAAGCATCGTGAATATTTCCGTCCATTTGCTGGTAGTATCCTACAGGACTATGTGCATGAATGGTTTGATTTGCGTGGTATGGAAGATAGTCCCTACATGATGTATGCTGTTAATTGTCAGCCCGGCATTGAAGAAAAGATTCCGAGTATTATTCACGTAGACGGAACTTGTCGTATACAAACAGTTACACAAGAACAAAATAAGAATTACTACGATTTAATTAAAGCATTTTATGATCGTACAGGAGTACCAATCTTGTTTAATACCAGTTTCAATCTAGGTGGTGAACCGTTAGTTGAAACTCTAGATGATGCTATTTGGACTCTAAAAGAATCAGATATTGAGTACTTGTACTTGCCAGAATTAGGTAAACTAATTACAGTTCCTAATTTCTAATAGAAAATCAAGAGAATAAAAAAGGGCATTAACTGCCCTTTTTTTGTGATAGTACAATCTTAATGATCGCCTTCACCGTCTGGGTTTGGAATACCACGAATCTTCCAAGGTGCAGTATTTGGCTCTGAGTGGAATGTTATCGCATTATTAACTGATGTTACTGCATTAATTAATGGTAAGCTCAGAGTTACTTGTTTCTTTCCAGCATCAATTGAAACTACATTAGTTACATAATTTTGAAAAACTTGAGTCACATCATGTAATGTAGTAGATACATCCATACCTTCTTGGATACCAGTAACATCGGCAACCTGTATTACAGTCTGACCAACAGTATTAATTGGTGCAGCAGCTGAGGTATCAATTGTTGTTTTAACATTGTCAACAGCACCGTGAACACCTGGTAAATCTCTAAGTTTTTGACGATATGTTTCCCATGCAGTTTTAACACTGTCAGGTGTATCATCAGCAAGTGCAGCATGATCGCTATGATATAGCAAGCTAGTACGCCACATGCGGATACCTGCCCAAGTCATATGTGGTTGCTTCCATGGATACGGAGTAGTAAATGCCTGTGCATTAAAATCATAAACCATATCATTAATTTCGTATGTATGATGTGGATCTGGTTGAGCATGGCGCTCATAGATAGAGCCATCTGGCAATGTTTCTTGGATAGTTGGCTGCGCACTAGGATCTGGATGATGCTCTGCTGGCATACCGCCAACTAGCACGGCCAATAATGGATCTTTAGCACAATCGATATCTACACGAGCTTGATCAAGTGGAACTGGAACTTCTGATCCATCGTGACCATCATGTAGAGGAGCACGCCTATCCCATTTACCAGTTACTTTGTCAACGAAAATATATAGTGTATCAGGCCCTACGTATGTATATGTGCCCTTCTTACCTAGTGTATTTGTCTGCGCTAGATAATCGTCTGGCATGTCATAGGTAAAAGGTACTGTAATTGTTGTTACATTGTTCATGTCAGCCATTTAAATTAACCCCATGTTACTGAAACTAAGCCGCCTGCGCCCCATTGGCCGCACCAGCAGTTGTTGTTTTGACTCTGTGCTGATAGTCCGCCCCCGCCTGGAAAGAACGCACATGGCATGCATGAGCACCCACCATTTACACAACCTGTAGGCCCAATTTGTGGACCCGAAGCTGTTGCTGGAGCTAGAGCACTAAATTGTTGTCCAAACTGATAGCAGTTTTGTACGTTAATGTTGCTACCGCCGTTACCAGCAATACCGTAAGAAGCGCCATAGAATGCCGATAAACAGTGTGCGCCGTGCATAATATTACAGATATAGCAGTTTTGGAACATAAAACACTGTGTACAACCATAAGAACCGCCAGTTGCACAGAAGTTACTTAGACCTGGGCCTTGGACCCATGTTGTGTTACCACCGTAACCGCCTGTACCAGGTGAAATACATGTTGAACTAGCAGCACAGATTGTGTATGTACAACCTGCATAAGTAGTCAAGTTAACTGTTTGAACAGCATATGCACCTGCACCTGCACCCGGGCCTGATTGGCAGCAGCATGAACCTGCACCACCGCCTCCACCACCCCAAATTTCAAAAGTTACCCAGCTAGCGTTGTTAGGAACGGTCCATGCACAGCACTGCCCGCCATTATTTAGGGAACCTTGTGATGTGTTATATACTAAAAATTCTCTTGGATAATTATTACCCTGTGTTGCTGGAATCGTATATGCTAAAGTTGATAAATTTACTGTTGCCATTTATGTTCTGCCCTTATCTGTATGTTACTGTAACAAGACCGCCAGCACCCATACCACCGCAACAGCAGTTACCACCCTGTACGCTAGCGCCTGACATACCGCCTCCTGGGAACACAGCGTAAGCTGTACCGCAGTTGAATGATGTCATCATTTGATTACCCGACAATGCTTGACAGAAATCCATAGTAATTTGTACGCCAGCACCGATGTATGTTGGTCCTGGCACATACGCATATGAGTCATAGCCGCAGTTACTTAAACGAGTTCCACCGCGTGAGCCGCAAACACCAAAGTCATGTCCGCAAAGTGCACCGTATTGGCAAGCTGAGCATGAACAGCATGACCCAAAACCAAAGAAACATCCGGTTGAGCCCCAATACCCGCCTGATGCGCATAAGTTGAGCTGTACCTGTGTTGTACCGTTGCTTTGTACCCAGCTGTCATAGCCTTGTTGTCCACAGCATGGGCCTTGGCAACTACCGTTACCACCTGCACAAATTGTAAATTGATTACCTGGAGTTACCGGAATTGTTCTTCTAGCATAGCTGCCTGAGCCACCTGGATAACATGGTTGTTCGCAGCAGCAAGCACCACCGCCTGATCCACCGCCACCCCATACTTCAAACTTAGCCCAACATACACCTGCTGGTACTGTCCATAAACAACATTGTCCACCATTACAAAGTGAGTTTAAGCTAGTATTGTAAACGTTAAATGTTGAATAGGTATTAGTTAAGCCTGCTGAGGTAGTAGAATATCGAGTGTCTGGGAATAAAACTGTTAAGTTAACTGTTGCCATTTAAATATACCTTTTAAGCACTTGGGTGTTCAGGAAGTTGTACTTTCCATGGATCGATACCTTTCCACACTTCTGGTAAATCTCTTAGATCTTTACGGAACTGCTCCCATGCTGGAACTTCAGCTGGATTACAGGTACGTACCTTCATATCTGACCATTTCAACATATTATTACGAGCAGCTCTGATACCATCCCATGTCATGTGTGGGTCTTTTAATACTGTTAAGGGCTTGAATTTTTCAGCTACTGGATCCCATTCAATTTCACTTATTTCATAGCAGTGATCTGGAGGTGTTGGAATCGGTGCGCCGTATGTTTTACCGTTTGGTAAAGGCTCCTCTGTATGAGGCAATGTACCGTAGTCTAAATCATTGTAGATGATGCTGGCAACTAGTGGTTCTTTAGTTGGATCAATAGCAATTTTAGTTTCGTTTGGTGGAGTTGGAATTAAATGTCCATCGTCACCTTCGTGATAGTGAAATTTACCTTCTAATTTCATTGTATCGTTTTTAACAAATACGTAAAGTGTTTTAGGACCTGAATATGTCCATTTAGCTTTTAAGCCTTTAGACATTGACTGACTTAGGTACTCGTCAGGTACAGCGTATTCAAACTCAAATGTGATACGTTCGAACCGATCAGGAGCTGGTGCTGGAGTAGGAGCTGCTGCTGCCGCTGCTGCTGCCTGTTCCGGACTTAAACTTGCTAATGCTAAATTATTATCTGCCATTTTCTTAAATTCCTTTTATTAACCCCAAGTTACTACAACCATGCCGCCCATGCCCCAGCTACCCCAGCAGCAACCGCCACCGCAGCCTTCACCAGCAATTCCAGGGCTACCTGGACCTGAGCATGGTGTGACAGGAGTATAGCTACCGACCATCATGCAGCCTGAGTGTGCCATACCAATTGTACAAATATCAAATGTATGACAGCTATTATTACTTAATTTTGGTGTACCAGCTTGCCATGTATAGCTATACTGTGTACAATAGTTTGAATCTTTTTGTGTACTTTGAATAGATGGAACAACGAAATCGCCCGAACTACTAGAACATCCCGATGTAAACATCGCTACGCAAACACCAGTACAGTTGTTGAAACCACCGTGCCAGCATAGACCGCAGCCGCCTGCGCCACCTGTTGCACAAGCAGCAGTTGTTGAGTTACCAGCACACACTACGAAACTAGGGAATCCGCAGGTACCGCAACAGTTAACTTGGCAACAGCCTGAGCCGCCTGCACAAATAATGTAACCGCAACCAGCTGCTGTTTGTAAAGTCTTTTTAGCGTATGCGCCACCACCGGGGCCATTATAGGCACCCATACAGCAGCAACCACCAGGGCCGTCGCCACCACCACCAAACAATTCAAACTGTATCCACGATGCACCAACACCACTAGGTATTGAGAAGCAACAACAAACTCCGCCGTTTTGCGTACCAGTCGAGCCGTTATAAACCACAAATACGTTTTGCTTGTATTGTTGAGCCGCAGAACTCGTGCTGTTAACTAATAATTGTCCAAGTCCAACTGTAGCCATTTAATTTTGCCCTTTAATCTTTTTTATATTAACGTGTAATATACCAGCCGTAAGCTGCTGAAAATACAAGTGTTACTGTTGTGTTATTAACGTTTAGCGAAACGTTCTGCACTGAACCTTGAATAGATGCACCGTTACTGTTTAGTGTAACAGGTGATCCGCCAAAGTTTCCTTGGATGTCAACGATCTGAATTGTGTCGCCTTCAACGCTTGCAGCAGGCGCAGGCAATGTAATTGTAAAACCGCCTGCTGTGCAGACAATTCTATCGTTGGCCAATGCTGAATAGGTACTAGAAATGTATCTAGTAGTTCCAGTTTGTGCGCCAGTTGTTGTAATATTGCGTCCCATAGTTTTTCCTTTAACTTATTACGTAGTAGATGATTCAATGCCGTAAGCATATGCTGTTACTAATGCTGAACTGGCCCATACTACAATGTTTGCGCCAGCGTCTGCAATAATACCTGTTCTTTCAAGCACTTGGTTACCGGTCAATACGGTGTTATATTCAAGCCACTCAGAACCGATTGGAGCACCTACGTTAGCAGTAGCACTTACTGATAGTCTAATGCTTACTTGAGTGTTTGCTCTGTTAACAAAGTTAACAGAAATCGCTGTATAGGTGTTTGCCGGTACAGTATATAAATTTGTATAAGTAGCAGCCGCTAAATCAGCTTGCCCTAATCTTCCTGTTGCCATGTGTTGATTCTCCGTATTCTCTTATGTTATTTATGCTTTTTGAACGTTACCTGATATTTTTATATTAGACTCCAAAACCACTGGCGCTTGAAATAAAGAACTCAGAAGCTGTAACTTTTCTAGCGATCCTGTCAACATAGCACTTGTTAGCAACTTGTGTTAATAGTGTAGGTTGGGCAACGATCGTAGCACAGGTAAATGTTGCTGCAACCGCGCAGTTAGCACCAATAATGATGTTATCCATAGATCCTGTTGTACCGCTATTAATTGTTGTTATACCAGCACCAGTTGGGAATATTGTTACGTTAAATCCTGATGGTGTTAGTGCAGTTGTGCTAGTAGTTGTTAGTTCTGTGGCTGTTTTTGGGCCACCTACGCTGGCAATAATCACATAATTTGTGCCATCTGAAACGATTCTGATTGAAGAATTAGGTTCCATGGTAAATGTTGCAGCCCCAGGTGCACCTTGTCCAGTTGGAGTTGTAGTAGCGGTACCAACACCAATACCTTGGAATGTAGCAGTACCGCCAGCTTGTAGTGTTACCACACCAGTTGTAGCATTATAAAACTGTTGCTGTTGACCTGGATATAGTACTGGGTTTGGTAGAGTTACTGTGTAGGGTGGAGTACCAGTAAATTTTGTGAACACCCCTTGATATGGTGCTCCTACGGTCGCAGTGGTATTGATTACTTGCGACTGGGTTGCGGTATTATAACGAGCCATGTTTTTTCCTAGTTCTTATATTTATCTATTATGATGTTGATGTTTCAATACCATAAACCGTAACGTTTACAGCAGAACCTGGTGTTGTAACCCAAACATTATAGTTTGCTCCAGCCACTAAACCAGTACGTTCAAATACACCGTTACCGATCAATGTTGTACCAAACTCAATATATTCGCTAGGTAGCACATTACCTGCAACGGTAGCTGTACTTAGAGCTATACTAAATGTTGTGCTAGTTGTTGCTGTATTTGTTATTGAAACGTTGAATACTGAATAGTAACCAGCTGTAACTGCGTAAACGCTAGTTAAGGTACTTGCTACTAGTTGGGTATTTCCTAATCTTCCTGTTGCCATGTTATTTCTTCCTTTTTAATTTTTATCTTTGCATAAAGAACGGCATTGCTACTGCTGCACCGTCAATACCACCCACAAAGTTCATCTTTGCTTTTACCTGTATCTGTCCACCAGTTGTTGTAGTTATCACGTTACCTGCAATAAACACAACACCAGCTGTCAGTGTATTTACGTTCAAGCTAGATTGTCCGCCACCAATTTGTGATGTAATGAAGGTCTTAATAGCTTTCTGTGTTGGTAAAATATTGTCACTATTAGCAGTGAAATATGGATCTGAACTGAAGCTGGTAATAACTGCAGATCCTGTACCAACTGTTAAGTTACCTAACTGCAAGGATTGTAGTCCTGACAAGTTAAACGCACTAGCGTTCAATGTAGCAGTACCAGTTGCCTGTTGAACAGCAAACAATCCACCCACGTTAAAGTTACCGTCTTGGTCAGTACTTGTAAAGAATACTCGTCCGCCGCCACTAAACAACTCTTGGTTAGCCTGGATAGCATTAGCAATATTAACATTTGGATAGTTAGTTTGCGTAAAGTTACCAGTACCAATGTACAAGAAGTCATGTCCTGTTAAACGTGTCTGACTATATTTCAATCTTGTTGTAATCAAGTCATTATGTGCAGGAGCCAAATATGTTGTTAATGATGGATTAATTTGCCATGTAGCAGTATAATTGCCAGCAGTACCTAAAATATTTGAAATAGTAACTAGTTTGTAGTATACGCCTGGTACACTTGCAAATGTTACGTTCGCGCCCGGTGTTGGGATTGAGAACATATTGCTAACATTAATAAAGCTAGCTGGTTGATACAGATCGCTGAAGCCGTCGCCTGTTACAGTAGCATTTGAAGTAACGTTATTATTACCTCTGTTAGTAAATGCTGGGTTACCTAATACGCCATTTCCAGTTCTAACTCTAATGCTTGCTGCTCTAGTCTTGTTAACGTCAGTAATTGTAAAGATTGGTCCTGAGGTGTAAGTAGCACTTAATGTTGCTGCCGACAATCCAACTGGAGCCAATGATCCACTAGTTAATGTTACTGCAAAACTTGTGCTTGAAATACTGCCAGTGATTGGATAGTACTGTGTATTCAATGATAAACCGGATCCTGTTAAGGTTCCTTGGAACTCAACTGGTTGATTTGCCACTAAGTTTTCAGTATTATCAACAACTACTATACTTTGTGTAGTTGCTGCAATATTTAGACTGGTTGTAGTACCTACTGACAGTGCAGAACCACCTACTACGTTTGATACTGTTAGTGTTGTTCCGCTAGCACTTACAACATAGTATGTTGTATTAGCTGACAAGCTACCAACAGCACTTGCAAATGTAATTGGTTGATTTGCTACAACACCTGTGATAGTTGCAGCTACAGTAATATTTGTAGTGCTTGAACTATTTACAGTTAGTGTAACAGGAGCATATGTTGCTGATACTGCACCTTTTGGATATCCCGAACCAGGCTCAATCATACGTATTTCGCTGATTGCACCGCTAGTTACCTTTGCTCGACCTTGTGATGTAGCACCTGTATGAATACTAGCTGCATATGTACCTGGAGTATCTGAAATTGCAACAAACAATGGATTGTTATTTGGGTTACCAAATGCTACAGCACGCCAGCTTGATGCACTTGGCAATGTCTGTGAAGTCCAATTAATACCGTCTGAGCTTGTTGCTGCCACGTTACTTGGTAAGTAGACAAAACCAGTTGCTGATGTAGCACCAATACTTGAACCTGCATCTGTATAGGTAAATGTTAGCGCACCAGTTACAGTAATAGTTGTGTTAGCGACGTCAAATCCAACTACACCTGTGCCAACGATTGTTACTGTGTTACCAGTAGTCAATCCGTGTGCTGATTGTGTTGTTAATGTAGCAATATTTGTTGCAGAACTTGCCGATGCACCAGTGACCGATGTTGTTGCAACGCTAATACCTGTATTAGAATATGTAAATGTATTAGCACCGGTTACTGTTATAGTTACTCCGCTAGCATTAAATCCAGTTGTTGATACACCTGAAATAGTTACTGACAATCCTGTTGTAAAGTAGTGTGGAGCACTAGTTGTGATTGTAGCAAATGCCACAGGAGTATTCGGAGTTACCGTACCTGTTGTAGCACTTGTTGTCGCTACAGAAGCATATCCAGTATTGGTAAACGTGAACGATGTTGCATTAATTACGTTAATTGAAACACCTGTTTGATCAAAACCTGTAACACTACTTGCTGCGGTTCCTGAAATATTAACAGTATAACCTGTTAGATATCCGTGTGCAATACTTGTAACAACAGTTGATGTTGGTGTTACAAATGTTGCTGTACCTGTAGCAATCGCTGTACCTGCTGCAATTGATGCCCCAGTTGATTTCAACAAGAACACATTTGCACTTACAGGATTAACTGTAAATGTGCCATCGACAGTTAGTGTATTAGCGATAGTTACAATTGGTAGGAAGAATATCTGTGCTGTTGACATTGGTGCAATTGGGTTAGCACTTAATGTTACAGTATTAGTCTGATAGTTAATACTGAATACAGTAGTTCCCGCTGGTAAGTAACCACCTGCTAATGCTACTGTTGTACCTAGGTTGGTTGTTATCAATGGTGTTGCTAGTGTACCATACTGTGTTGCAGTGACTGTAAATGTTGTTGTTGAAGGAACTGCTAATACAAAGTAAATAGTACCACCATTTAGACCAGTATTTGCAAGACCGCTTACAGATGTTATTGCTGCTCCTGATGCATTACCTGGAACATAGGTAGAACCACCAAACGATGTACTAATTGTAAGGTTGTTACCAGTGATAGCTGTAATATAATACGGTGTATTTGCCAACATATTACCAAATGCTGTACCGCCTGCTGTACCTGTAGCAAGACCTTGTGCTAGGATATGTACATATGGTGTACTACCTTGTGCTTGGCTAATTGCTATGGTATTGCCAGAAATTGTTGTAATATAGTAGAATGAATTAGTATTCAAATTACCAAATAGGTTACCACCAATTGTAGTAGCTAATGTGCCTGAGCTAGCATTAGCTAAGGTTACAGCCGATCCACCTTGTGTTAGACCAATAGTGATATTAGAGCTTACTATTGACAAGACATAGTAAATTTGACTGTTAACAATACCGCTACCAACTAGTCCTGTACCTGCAAATACAATTGGTTGTCCAACTGAAACACCTGTTACGCTTGACAATGTTACAGTGTTGCCTGATGAACTTGTAGCTGTAGCATTAGGTGTTACATATCCTGGGCCGCCTGCCGAGTAAGTTGCTGATACACTAGCGTTAGTTAATACTGGAAGAACTGTTCCACCGTATGTTGCACTAACTGTAATTGTACCGCCTGCACCTGGAGTAGGAATTGTTAATACAAAGTATGTTTGACCACTAGTAATACCTGTACCTGTTAATGTACCACTGAATGCAATGGCTTGTCCAATTACTAGTGCTGCTGTATTACCAACAGTGATCAAGTTACCTGTTGCATTAGTAGCTGTGACAGTACCTGGGATAGATGCTGCACTGAATGTTACTGGCTGTCCAACTGTTAGACCAGTTGTAGAAGCTAACTGTACAGTACCTTGTATGTTTGCTGTATTAGTTGTACCAGTACCGACTGCAAATGTGCTGCCCGATGGTGTTTGACTAATAGTCATTGTAGTACCGCTGGCAGTTAACACATAGTAAACTATTCCTGCAACAATATTACCAGAACTTGAACTAAATGTAACTGGTTGGCCTGCAGCAATACCTAAACCATTTACTGTGCTAGTTGTAGTGATATTATTACCGCTAGTTGATGTAACTGCAACAGTATTTGTAGGCAATGAACCAGTTGATGATACAGGAAGCTGTACTGGATTACCGGCAACAAATGTAGCTGTTGATAATGATGCACCTGTGATACTTAGGTATGAGCCATTATATGTTGTTGACAATGTAATAACACCTGGAATACCTGAACCAATTACGTCTACAATAAAGTATTGTGTAGTACCTGTACTAATACCACTAGCACCTGTAGAACCACCAAAGCTAATTGTTTCACCTGCTACAAGCCCATAAATTGATGCTACTTGTACTGCACCTACGATAGTAGCTGTACCTGTGCCGCCTTGGCCAGCTGTAAATGCGCCACCACCGCCTTGACTTGTAGTAATATTAATACTTGTTGTGTTATAGCTACCGGGTGATCCTGAAGTATCTTTAGTTTGGTTAATATTTACAAAGTATGTACCAGTACCACCACTACCTGAATTGTTTGCAACAATCATTGTATTAGCAGTGATTGTACCACCACTTAGATACATACCAGGAGTTACTGTACCGCTACCAACTGTAGTTACTGTTAGCAACACTGGAGTTGCAGTAATAGTAGTTGATGTCTGTGATACAGTGGTGTTAATTGTCCATGTACTTGATGAGCTTGTACCTGTACCTGTTAAGTTAGATACAATGTATACGCTGGTACCAATCGAACCACCACTTAATACCATACCTGTTGTGATACCTGTACCTGTTGGTACGCTGGCTACAGTCAATGTTGTACCTGAAATACTACCTGTAAATGTAGTAGCTGTTCCTGGAGCAATATATCCATTGATACCTGCTGAATTTAGAGCTTGGATAAAGTAGGTTGTACTAGTAGATACGTTACCGAACGCTGTGCCAAATGTTACTGGCTGTCCAACACCAAATCCAAGGCCTTGTGTATTAATAGCAATGTTACTACCCACAGATCCAGCAACTGTTGGAGTACCTGAACTGTATGTGTTCAATGCACTACCTGAAATTGCGTAGCTTGCTGAGAATGTTGGCGGTGTGCCAAATGATGCTATAGTATTAACTACAATCGCTGTACCGCCTACTGTATTAGCAACTGTAATAGTACCATTAGCGCCGGGTGTTGGAATTGTCAATATAAAATATTGTTGTCCAGCAGTTAAATTAGTACCGGATACATTTCCACTTAGTGTAATACTTTGTCCAATTACCAATCCAGTTGTATTGTTAACTTGGATTAAATTACCGGTTGCATTAGTTGATATTACTGTACCGCTAGTTGTTGTAGGAGCACTAAAGTAAATTGACTGCCCAGTTACTGCACCTGTAGTACTTGCTAGAGGAACAATGTTAGCACCTGACGCAATAGTACCAACTGCTAGTACTGCACCAGCTGAACTAGTCCATGAACCATTAGCACCGGTTGTCACATTGAACGTAGGAGTTAGTGTAGCACTTGTACTTAATGTCAATGTACCGTTAGCACCAGGTGTTGGAATGCTTGCAATATAGTATGTTGTACCTGATGATAGACCACCAAATACACTACCAAATGTTGTAGCATCTGTACGACCTGTTGTTGTAGTTAATGTTAAATTATTGCCTAAGTATGTTGCACTAACACCAATTTGATTAGTTGCGCTAATAACTGATGTTACATAGTAGGTTGTTAATGCTGTTAAACCACCGTTAGATGTAGTTGGAATAAATGATTCACCGATTACAATACCTGTTGTGTTAGCTAGAGTAACTAGATCAACAGTACCGTTTATTGCTTGGCTAGTCTGTGTTGGAACTGTTGTACCAACCCAGTTACTAATACTCCAAGTAGAACCGTTTGTACTACCACCTGCTAAGTTAGCTGTAATGTATGTGCCAGCTGGTATTGTACCGCCTGTGATTACCGCGCCAACTACTATAGTACCAGCAGTGATTGTACCAATAGTCAATGTAGTACCACTAATACCTGAACCTGTTGTGGTAAATGTAGCGTGTGTAGTTGCAGTTAAGGTTGGTGTTTGAATTACGCTTGTAAATGTAATAGCTTCACCTGTTGCTAGACCAGTTGTAGAACTAACTGTAAACAAGCCCGGAGTACCTACAGCAGCACCTGTTAGTGTTGGTGTTACTGCCGCACTGCTTAATGCTGTGGCAAATGTTACGCTGGTCTTAGTAGCAGATTGTACAACCCAGTTTGCATTCAATCCTGGAGGGTTAGCACCAGTAATTGTGATAGTTTGATTTGGAACAAATGGCACTGCTGCCTGCGCCGCAAATGTCAATGTGCCAATCGTACCTGTTAGTACTCCGCCGGTAATTGAGATGCTTTGTGAGCTATTTTGACTACCGTTTATTGTGCTGACTAACGCAGTTCCAGTGAACTGTATTGGTTGTCCTGGTACTAGTGTTGCTGTACTTGGAACAGTAATTAAGTTACCTGATGTACTTGTAGCACTTGGTGTTAGTGTTGCTGAACCATATAGATCGTTAACAGCCATACCAGTATAAACACCAGAAGTGTTTGCTACAGTGATCGCAGCTGGAATTACACCGCCTACTACAGTACCGGTTGTAGCAGTAGTACTCACCGTTGTCCATAATCCTGGAGTAGCTGTTGTTACAAATGCTGTAATTGTGCTTGGTGTTACTAGACCAGTTGTAGTATATGTTGTGCTAACTGAACCACTACCTAGTGTATAGGTAAATGCTGAAGTAGTTGTTACTGTAATAGCTACGTTGGTAGCATCTAAGCCGCTTGTACTATTAGCAATAGTTACGTTATAGGTAAATGTTACACTACCGCCTGTTACACCTGCTGTTAACGCACTGCTTAATGTTAATGTAGAACCGTTAATAGCTGTAATTGTAGAGCCAATCACAAATCCAGTACCAGCTGATACACTCATACCTACCATTAGGCCTGATGTGCTATTAACTGTTACGTAGTTAGTATTGATTAAACCAGTAGCTGTTGTTGTTACTCCGCCGATTGTTAAACCGTGTGCAACTGTTGTGTAGAATGTACCTGTACCGCTTGGAGTACCACTGTTAGTAGCACTTAGTATTACTACGTTGCCTGGTGAAGTATAAATTGCTGTTACTGTACCGCTTACGTTTGTACCAGCTACGTTTGTGCCTACAGTAATACCTGCTGTACTACCAACTGTTACTGCGTTGTTACCAAATGTACCTGTTCCACTTGGATTTGAACTGTTAGCTACAGTTAACAGCACTGTAGATGTTCCGTCCCATGAATTTGAAACAGTTGCATTAGCACCGATACCTGTACCAGTTACTAGCATACCTTTGTAAATGCCAGTTGTTGAGCTAACAGCAATAGTAAACTGTCCTGATAGGCCAACAATGCTTGTTGTTACAGTTGCAGTAGCCAATGTAGTTTGAACAGCAGTACCAGTATTAACTGTTACTGTTGAACCTGAACGTGCTGTTGAGTAAAAATTAAATGTACCATAACGTTGTACAGTTGATGTACCTGCACTACCTACACGAGCAACTGTACTTACCGCTGCGGTACCAACACGTGAAACGCTAGCAATTGAAGCAGCACCAACACGACTTACGCTTGATACTGATAATGGAGCTGATACGTCATCGCTAATTGCCATGAATGTACCTTGTCCGTATGTAACATTTTTCCAGTTTTGTACACTTGGAAGGCCAGCACCAGGTGAGAACCATGTAGTACCAAAGTCAATACTATATGCACTTACAGTGCCTGTACCAGAGACAGCAACGAAACGACCATTACCATAGGTTACACTAGTCCAATTCTGTGAACTTGGTAATGCTCCACCTACTGTCCATGTATTACCATTTAAGGAAACTGCTGTTGCAGTATTATTTGAAATTGCTACAAAATATCCGGCACCGTATGCTACACTAACATATGAACCTAGTGCTAGTGAAGGAATAACTTTACTAATCCAGCTTAGTCCGTCTGATGAACTTGCTGCTAAGTTAGTACCACCTACTGCTACCCATGTTGGAGTAGAACTAATTGTACCATATGCTGTTGCAACAAATCCTACGCTTGGTAATGAACCGCCTGCTGTCCAAGTTCCTGCTAAGTTTGCTGGAGTTTGGTACGCTGTATTGATAACACCGTTAGCTGTTGCAATAAATTTAGCATTTGTATCTGTAATAGTTACAGTTGGAGTACTTGTGTAACCAGAACCAGTAGTCAATAATCCAATAGTCGATACACCGGTATTGCTTATTGTAGCAAGAGCAGTAGCTTGACTGCTTGATCCACCGCCTGATATTGTAACGTTTGGAGCGATACAATAGTCTTGGCCTGCACGATTAACAATAATGCTGGTCAATCTGTCTGTTGCTGCTGTTACAGTTGGGACTGTTAAGTAGCCGCTACCTGGAGATACTACTGTTACTGATTGAACTACACCGTTTAATACTATTGCTGTTGCTACGGCATTTGATCCGCTTGCACTTGTAAACACGATAGTTGGAGCTGTTAAGTAACCTGTACCACCACTAACAACTGTTACTGATGCAATTTGATTTGATGCAAGTCCAGTACCTAGTGTACATGACAATACACAACCAACACCACCTAGTCCACCAACAACTGCTGTCGCTGTTGCACCTTGGCCGCCACCGTATGTAAGTGACTGCCAGTTTTGTGATGTAGGCAATTGACCACTTAATGACCAATTTTTACCATCCGATGAATAAGCTGCTGTATTTGCACCTAATGGTGTACCAGAAACTGCCACATAATAACCGGCAGCATAAGTTACTGCGGTCCACTCTTGTGTACTTGGCAGTGTTCTTGCTGTTGCAGTATATCCAGGAGCTGAATATGTAATTCTTGGCTCAATAATATACTGTGTAGTTAAGTCAAGGGCGTTACTGATTGTCTTACCTGGAACTACGTGATCCCAACCAGCTGCTACTACTGTCATCGATCCACTAGAATTACTTAGAGTTATCGGAGTACCGTTAGTTGTTAACGCAACTTGGAATGTTGTACCATTAGGTGATAGTGATGTACCTATTACATAGTATGGTGTATTTCCTGGAGTTGCTAGAGAAATGTTACTTCCTCCCAACAAGTTGCCAGTGAACCAAATTGGCATGTTATTATACAACGAGTTAGTATTGCCGCTAGCCAATGTAAATGCATTGGTTGAAGCACTTGTACTAGCCACTGTCAGGCTTGTAAATGATTCTTTAGCAATACACATTACTTTGCTACCGTTGTTATAAGCAACGATAAATCCAGTTTGTCCTACACCAGAACCAGCTGTTAATAAAATACGCTCACCGATATATGCTGTAGCTAATTGTAAGTCAGTACCTGCAATAGTAATACTGTATGTATTACCGCCCTGTCCAATATTAGACTGTGCTAGATAATTTGCACCACCAACACCGTTGCCATCATTAAGATCAATTAAGCGTGATTCAAATACTGCTCCATCACGGAATTCATTACCGACTGCAACAGTGTTATAACCTGTACCACCGATTGTATACTGTACGTTAGTATAGTTTTGACCGGCATTTTCGTATTCCATACGTAGTACTTGAGTTACGTTATCTGTTAATACGTTAGTAATGTAAGCACCGTTAGCACGATTGTTTAGATTAGCATATAATGGTACTTCATATGAGTCAACACCTTCAGCGATAACACCATATGTACCATATGATGAGTTACCATTGGTAGCACGAATCTTACCACCTAGCTCTGCTAGGTAACCAGAGTAACTATAGTAACAGAATACTGAAACAAGTTCTGTTAGGGCGCCTGAACCAGTACACCATGCACCAATACCGTCTGACATAATTGTTGTATAGTCGTTAGCAACAATAGAGCGGTTACCACCTGCGTGTAGCGCACCATCAATCTTAAGACCTGTACAGCCATTACCGAACAATGTTACGTTTTGAACATATGTAGAACGGCTTGATACCCAAGCATTTGAGTCATAAGGACCAAAACCTGGATCTAGTGATGTGTATGCTCCTGCTGTTGGACGTTGAGTTCCATAGGCATTTGGATTAGTTAATGTACCATTTAGGCCGGTTAGTGTCATATTTCTTACACCGCAACCGTTACGTACTAACCACATGTTGCTTAATTGTGAACCGTTAACTGCGTTGTACAATACCTGAGCTACTCTCAAACTTCTGTAGTTACCTGTATACTGTAAATCATAGATAAGTGCATTTAGGAAATAGGTAATATCGCTTCTTGTTTGAGCTGGCTGATGGTAGTATGCTACTGTCAGTGTTGGACTAGCTACAGATGTAAGAGCTACTGTTGAATAAGTTGTACCAGTATTGGTATTTAAATATCCTTCAACTGTTGTAATCGTAAATGTTGTTGTAGTAGGAGTACTAGCAACATAGTAGACTGTATTAATTGCAATATTTCCAGCTGCTGTTCCTGAGAATACTACTGGATCATTTACATTTAAGTTATGATTACCGCTAGTTGTAATTAAATTACCTGTAGCTGATAAAGTTGATACTGTGCCGCCATAATTAGCTGCGTAATAAGCAACTACTTCGCTTGCTAGGAATGGAATATTAGCACGTAATATTTCTGCACCTTTGATTAAGTTAACATTATTATTGTATGATACTGTGCCATTAACTTCTGGTTTTACAGTATTGCTAGCCGATGATAGGTAACCAACAACTAGATTAAACAAGGTGTTTACAGTAGTAGCTTGGCTAGTATAAGGACTTAGTGTGCTTCCAACTAATGTTGCTAGATAGTTCAAGGCAGCAACTGTAGCTTTCTTTTCGTATCCTTGTACTAGATAGTCTTGTGTACGGTTATAAGCACGTCCTGCTGTCATACTTGCAAAATTGCTACCTAATAACATATCGTATAGCGCGGCGCGAGTAACCTTAACTGTGTCACGTTGTGCATATGTTGAGTTATATGTTAATGATGGGTAGTTTGTATTAATATATGTCACTACCTGTGTTTGATAACTTGATGCTAACGCTGCACTAGCTGCCTGGAAAGCTGCTAGGCTAGTTGTGCCAGCCCATGCAATGTTTGGCATGTTAACAGTCTGCACTGCAATGGATAATCCGGTACCGTTAGTAAATGATGTTAGTGTAGCACCATTATAGCTAGCAGCTAGTGTAAATGATGATGTAGTTGGAACACTGGCAACAAAATATGTTGTACCAGAACCTATTACTGTTGATACTAATCCATTACTTGTTGTCTGCGGAATAACAATATCGCCAATACTTAGACCGTGTACTGAACCAGTTGTAAATGTTGTGCCGCTAGCAATAGTTGTTACTGTTGCTGTAGGAGCACCTGTTGTCAACCCGTTAGTAATATAATTGGTTACGATTGTAAACAAGGCAGCAGCATTTGTAGCCACTGGTGCATTACCTATGGTCTGTATTGCTCCTGCTAATACCTGTGTTACTGTACCTTGTAACGGACTAACTACTGCTGAGTTTACAACAATACTCTGTACTAGTGTGCTAGCATAGCCAACAGTTGCACTAAATGCTGTGCCAAATCCGCTAGTAATTTGAGTACCGTAGATTGCTGAATAGTATGCCATACCAGCTTCTTGAGTTTGCCAGTTGCCACCGTATAGTAAATCATAGTGGATAGCATCTAGAATATAACCCATATCACGTTGAGTTTTTGCAACTGTGTAATTAGGATTAGTTGTAATGCTTGAATAATTAGCGTTAATATAAGCAATAAGTTCAGCTAGAATAAATGAACGATTAGATTCTAATAGACGTAATGCACCATGAACAGACGATTCTGTTACTGCTACGATTGCGCCAGTGCTAGCTTGTGAAACAGTTAGTACAATATCGTTGCTTGGTGATACACCACCAATTTGTGTACCAAGAATTTTAATTGTGTTACCAACTGAGTATCCTGATCCACCTGCATTTACAATAGTACCATTGACTGTTGTTATTGTTCCATTACCGTTGTTGTAACGTGTAATGTTAAATGTTGCACTAGAACCTGTACCTGTTAAATTTGTACCGGCAACAGCTGAATATGTAATGCCAGATGGCAATGCAGGCTGTGGCCAAGTTGGTAATGGAGGTGCTACACCGCCAACTAAGAATGCATTAATGTCATCAATAGTTGTTTGTATTTGTGCTACTGCACCACTAGCTGCAATTTGTTTAACTTTATAATACTGGAAGTTAATTGCTCCAAGTGTTGGTGCTAGTTCAGGGTAACTACGTACCGCAATATCGCTGGCGTTAGTACGGCAATATGCACGACCGCATTGAATAGCATTAAAGTTACTGCCAAAAATCATGTCATATGCTAGGTAAGTTGCTGTTAGGCCAGCATCACGTTGTGTTAGCGATGTGCTTAGTGTTACATTTTGATAATACTTGGTTACCCAACCTAATGTATCTAATTGGATATTGTTGTTAACGATTTGTGCGTTAACTGCGGCAAAAGCTGCTTGTAGATCAGAAGTAACCCAACCAGTGTATGGATATGTGATTGTATCAGCTGATCCATTAGAGATCCAGTCAATTACCATTGTTAGCAATGCCTGAGCATAAGTTGCTGCACTTGAACTACCTGCACTACCACTAGTTACTTGTGTAATAGTTGTATTTGTTGGGGACACTACCGATGCTGTTACTACACTACCTATAACGGTTTGCAAACGTGTGATAGCTTGAATAAATGGAGCCTTTTCACTAGCAAGAATATTTAGAGCATAAAATGAATAGTATGAACTACCAGCTCTTTCACTCATTGAATTACCACCATAGGTCATATCATAAACGATAGAATCTAAAATAGTTGCTAAGTCTCTGTATCCGCTAACAGTATTTGTAGAACCTTCTGCAGACCAAATTGATGCGTAGTTAGTCTGTAAATAACCTAGTGCATCATTGACTAAGAAACTATAGTTTTGTTTAATTTGTGCAACACCGTTAGCATAACCTGCTGTTGAACCTGTTAGGTTACCTGTACATGCATATGCTACGTTAGTCAATGACCCAGCTGCCCAACCTGTTGGACTTGGCATTACGATTACAGGAGTATCACCAGTACCGCTTGCTACGATATCATATAATGTAGTATACGCTGTCTTTAAATTAGTGATAGCCGCAGTACTACCTGTACTAGCTGCTGGTAATGATGTTACCTGACTAGTTGTATTACCACTTGTTGGAGTAATAGTAGTATTACTCATCAAGTTTGGTATTAACGACTGGATGCGAGTTAGAGCAGCAGCATTCTTAGGAATAACTGTAGCTAACTGAGTATCTGCAGCCATTGGTTGCACTACAGTTGAACGTAACTCATCGCCAACTAATGCAGTGAAACTTGGCACGTTGATTGGCAATACTTCGTTATAAGTTCCTGTTTTAATACTGATAGTTGTTTGCGGATTAATCACTGTAGGAATAGCAGTTGTAGTACCGGCAAGTAATCCAGTAGTAACAATGCTAATATAACTTTGTGTCTGAGTTATTGTATTAGCCTCAGCTGTATAGTTAACATTAATCTGTTGAATTGCTTGGTTGCCAACTGAAATACCGTTTAGTGTTTGATAGTTACTACCAGGAGCAGTATTAGATAATACCAAACCTGTTAGTGTTGACAAGTAGTTCAATGCGCCAATGAATACATTTGCTTGTGCTTGAACTGCTGTGTTAATAAATGTATTACCAGCTGTGGTAAAATACGCTAAAGCCGCTGCTGTAGTTTTTGATGTACCACCATGACCTAGATCAAATATAAATGCATCAATAACAATGCCTGCATCACGTGCAACTTCGCTAGCTAGTGATGTATAGTAGCTGACTGTTGTTGTACCTGTACCAGTTGCATTTAGAGCAGCACCGTTAAGTGTTGCAGAAACTGTAAAGCTGGTATTATTAGTAATTGCTTTTACATAATAAGTTGTTGTTGTGCTTACAGCAACACCGGTTAATAAGAAACTTTGAGCACTTGCAAATCTAATTGGCTGACCTAATGTTAAGCCTGCTGTATTTGATGTTAAGAAAGCGCCAGTACTTGTACCGGTAACTGTTGCATTGTATGTATAAGTCACATAGTTAGAAACTTCTTGCATCATGAACTGTTTGTTCATTTGTAACAGCATTTGTGCTTGTGGGTTTTGATAACCAGCTTCGATCTGTTGGCAAGCATAACGTACAGATTGCCATGGAGTGTCAATGCTTAGACCATACCCTGGAGCAGGAGCATCTGTACCTGTAGGAGCAACATATACTAGATTATTAATTAGACCATATGTTGACCATGTAGGATAACCGTTTGTAACACGTAAAATTTGACCATTGCTGCCAATTGGTAAACGTGTAGGACCGTTAGGACCGTAGTAGAATGTATCACCCTGTGTTGTTAGTGTAGCAACTTCAGCACCTGATGCTAATAAGTTCCAGAATGAAGCAGTTAAGTCGCTATCTGGACGACTGGCAGTTGCTGATACGTGTGTTTGTACGCAAGTATAGCTGCTAGCACCCCAGAATGTTACATCGCCTAGGTTATATGTTTGACCAGCTTGCCATGTTGAAGCAAATCCAGTAAATGTAAAGTTACCTGAAGTAATTGCACCAGTTGTTGTACCAACAGTGATTAAAATATCATTGGCTGGACTTAGACCGCCTACTAGATTACCTGCAATCTTAAGTACATTACCCGCAGCATAACCGCTACCACCGCTAGTTAATGTAACAGTGTATACAGTTCCCGAAGTTTGTACAGAGAATGTTGCTGAGCTGCCAGTACCGGTTACAGTTGTAACAGTTGGTGCAGAGAATGTTTGTGGATAGTTAGTCCATTGGAAACCGTTGTTTAATCTTGCCCAGTACGAACCATTTGGAGGTTGCACTGCTATTACCGCAGTCATTAGACCTGAAGCTGGCACTAATGATAACGCATTACCTGCTTGGGTAGTTGCAATAGTAAAATGTGTACTGTCTGGAACACTTTGAACATAGTATGTAGCTGTTCCAACAACACCGCCTTGATATCCACCAGCAACGCCAGTACGTGTGCCTGAACTTGTGCTTGTTAGTGTAATTGGCGAACCTTGGAAATTCAAGCTAACAACGATTTGTGCGCCAGCAATAGCAGTAATATAATATGTTTGACCATTGGTAATACCAGAGCCTACTAGTCCACTACCACTAAACACAACAGGCATACCTGTTGCTAATCCAGCTGTTGAACTTAAAAGAATGTAACTACCTGTTGCTGTTGTTGCTGTAGCTGTTACGTTTACAGGAGAGTAACTAAAGTTAACACTCATACCTGGTACAATACCAGTTGTTGATGTTACTGTAAATGAATTGTTACTTGATGTATTAGCTGCTGTTACAACTTGTGTAATAGGAGCACTATCAGTAGTAGCTAGATATGTATAACCATCTTGTCTTACAACGTTACCTGTTTTGTATGATGTTGAAGTATTCCAATCACCTACAAAATTAAATCCTGTTGTATACACTACCCAGTATGAAGTAGCTGTACTTGGAACTTGATTAGTATTATTTTGTGTTGCTACGTATGAATAACCACCGTAGGTAACAATATCACCTGCAATGTATGCAGTTGAATTTGACCAAGAATTTTGAAACTCAAGACCATTTAAGAATGTTTGGAAGTATGTTCCAGTAGCATCAATTGCTGCGCCTGATGTATGAGGTGCTACGCAAATCCATAGATCAGCGCCTTGTTTAACTACGTCGTTAACACGATAGCGTGTACTTGACTGCCATGCACCTAGATAAGTAATACCGGCATTGAATACTTGCCAGTTAGCTGCATTATTTTCTAAACCTAGTATTGTTGTTCCAGCAGAGTTATGTGGAGTAGTACAGTAGTAAACATATCCACCGTAACTTACAATATCACCAACATGGTAATATGTTGATACTGTCCAACTGTTTCTCCAGTTGAATGCATTAGCAAAAATATCCCAATCTGCTTGATCAGCTTCTAAGCCTCCAACAGCATTTACATAACCATTAACTGTTGCAGCACCTGCCTGAGAGCTAGCAAATGATACTTGAACTGTAGTACATGATGTTACTGTAAATGTACCGTTGTAACCACTTGGTTGCATACCGGTAACTGTAATAGTTTGTCCAACTGCAAAAGGTGCACTTGCTTGTGCGCTAAAGGTTAGTGTTGCTAGACCGTTAACACCACTTGCTGAAGTAACAGCAACAGATGTTGCACCTGCTGATGGACTAGAAAAGTGTGCTGCATTACATTGGTAGACTACACCATAATATTTTACTAAATCACCTACATTATAGTATGTTGATGTAGACCAAGTATTTTTCCAACTTTGACCGTCGGATACTAAACTCCATTTTGGTGGAGCAAAGTTAAGGTCGGTTACAAACAGTGTAGAAGCTGTATGACTCACTACGCAGATATATGTTTTTCCGCTTACAGTGACCACGTCGTCTACTACATATGATGTACCTGTTGTCCAGTTACCTTGGTATACAAATTTAATTCTACCTAAATAAAATTCAGCCATTTTATTCCGTTCCTCTTGATATTATATTTATGCTCTGCTTGGTTTTTACTTTTTCCACTTAGAACGTGCCTCGCCGAGATCCGTTCTTAATAAAGAAGTCAAGTGCAAATGCGTTTCCATCTAACTGTCCAAATCCGTTATTACCGTTGAAATTGGCTTTAGCTTGGAATTTAATGCTGGCACTGTTGGCTTTTGGCCCTGATACTTGTCTAATGCTGTTGTCAATCACGTTAGGACCACCGATAATTACGTCACCTGATGTAACTTGACCAGTACTTGTGTTTGATCCGCCTTGACTTAAACGACTACTTAGATAACTTCTAATAGCCTTTTGTGTAGGAACAATAGCATCTGAGTTAGCAACGAAAGTTGCATCTGTACTAAACTGTGAAATAACAATCTGGCTTGAACCGATCGCAACACCTTGCAATGTCAACTGTGTCAAACCGCTTAGGTTAAACTGTGATGCACTAATTGTAACAGTACCAGTTGCTTGTTGAACAGCAAACAAGTTACCAACTTTAAAGTTACCATCTTGGTC